ATACAAACTGGAAATACATTGCTTCACAAGAAGCGGGACGATACGAATTAGCCCGTAATGTTCATAAGTGGTTCAATGCCCCATCAGGCACAGCAGGAAACGCTATCTCCTTTACTCAGGCGATGACTCTGGATGCAAGTGGGAATTTGGGTGTTGGTACAACAACAATGACTCAAAAGTTAAATGTTGAGGGCAGTGTTGGAACAAGGAATGGCGGTCATTTATTAACAACAGCATCAAATACAAATGCTGGTGGTTTGTATTTGGATTCCTCTGGTTCAAAATCAATTTCGTTGAGAGCTGACCCTGATAACGATGCTTCTGGTACGTATATTGGCTTTGCAACAGACGGAACAGAACGAGCCAGAATAACCTCTAGTGGTTGGTTTAAAGCAAGTAATAGTGGGACTTATATTGGTAGCACTAGCACATACCATGAGTTAGTAAGCGATACAAATCAAATTGGTGTGGTTATCGCTAATACCAACGCAAGCCTTACGACCGCTGGAATTCTTTACGTTACAGGTTCTCGCACAACAACAAATGGCACTTATTCACTTGCATATTTTCTTAATGGCAATACAACGGGTCAATGTGCAATTCGTGATTCTGGAAATGTAGTCAATACAAATAACAGTTATGGCTCAATATCTGATGTCAAATTAAAAGAAAACATTGTTGACGCATCACCAAAACTTGCTGACCTTATGCAAGTCAAGGTGCGTAACTACAATTTAAAAGCAAGCCCAGAACATAAGCAATTGGGCGTTATTGCTCAAGAATTAGAAACTGTTTTTCCTGCGATGGTTGAGCAAGCACCTGATACTGAACGTGTGACAACGACTGATGAAAATGGTAAAGAAGTCATTACAGATGTTCCAACTGGCACATACACAAAGTCTGTGAAGTACAGCGTGTTTGTCCCAATGCTCATCAAGGCTTTGCAAGAACAACAAGCCCTAATCCAATCACTCAAGGCACGACTTGATGCCGCTAACATTTAAGGACTAACATGGACAAAGAACTATTAGAAAAAGCATACTACGCTTTGGCGTACGCCGCACAATGTGTACAAGACAATTACGTACCAGATATGTTTGGTCACGATTGGGATGATGTACTTGAAGAACTTAAACAAGCCGCAAACATAGAGGAAGAAACAACATGACTACCACTTGGACAATCTCACAACTAGACCGCAAAACAGCAGATGGTTTTGTAACCACGGCCCACTGGCAAGCCACAGCAGTAGATGGTGAACACACAGCATCCATTTACAGCACTTGCTCATGGGCAGATGGCACAGTCAACATTCCTTATGCAGACCTGACACAAGAAATTGTGCTTGGATGGGTGTGGGCTAATGGTGTTGATAAGCAAGCAACTGAAGATGCTCTGGCAGCTCAGATTGCTTTGCAGAAAGCACCAGTAACTTTAAGCGGAACTCCATGGAGTCAAGCATGAAGCTAGAACTAGACGTTAACGAGATTAACTTTGTATTGCAGACTCTTGGTGAATTACCAAGCAAGTCAGGCGTGTGGCCTTTGCTTTTGAAAATCAAAGAGCAAGCCGAAACTCAGTTACCTAAAGAAGCACCAACGGAGTGAGTTATGGAAGACCAAGTTACCCATTCTCAAATCTATGAGAGACTGCTTGCAGTTGAATCTAAGGTAGATAGCATAGACCAGAACACAAAGGGTCTTGTAGAGGCTATGAAGGCTCTTGATGGGGCTTTTAAAGTCTTGGGATGGATTGCTTCTGCTGCCAAGCCTATTCTGTGGGTGGCTGGTCTAATTATGGCTGCTGGTGCTGTTTGGCAGACTTGGATTAAAAAATGAAAGATTGGGCTGTTGCTGTAACTAGCGCAGCCCTTTTCTGCATTACTGTCGTCTGGTGTTTTTACATCATCGTTTGGGCTATGACGTGAGATGGCTACTGGTGCTTTCAATGTTCTTTACGTTGGTAGCATCTAGTAAAGAAAAATATCGTTGTGTCAGATGGGCATGGACAGGCGATGTTTACAACCGCAAAGTAGTATGCCTTGAATGGCAAAAGGTTGAGAGAAAGTGATTGACCCTGTAACAGCATTGGAGGGACTGCAAAGCGCAATAGCAGTTGTAAAAAAAGCCGCCAAAATTGCAAATGATTTGGGTGGGTTAGCTGGCGTTGTTGGAAAACTCTTTGACGCTCGTAGCCAAGCAACTAGGGCGATGGTTGAGGCTAAAAGGTCAGGCAACAAATCTAATTTTAGCGTTGCCATGCAAATAGAAAATTTGTTGATGGAAACGGCTAAGTTGGAATCTCAGCTTCAGTTGCTTTACATGCAGACGGGCAATATAGACGTATGGAATAAGATTAAAGCAAGAGCCGCAGAGATGGACAGGGATGATGCCATAGCTGCTCGTAAAGCCAAAGAAGAAGAACAAAGGAAAAAGGATTTAGAAGCAGAACAAATGCAATGGGCGGTTGCGATTGTCGTTCTTGTTATGTTTGTTGGCGCTGTTGGCTGGGGGCTTACACAAATTAACGAACTATGCGCTACAGCAAGGTGCGGTAGGTGAATGAATACCAAAAACAGGCAGACAAATTCTTTAAGATATTCGCTAAACTTTATGTGGCGTATCTGGTGATTGGTCTGCTTCCTCACCTACCTGACGAGTTGGCGGGAAAAATTGTCGATAAACTTCTTGGAATGATTGGACTGTAATGCTTTCTCTATTTTCTACCCTTGGCGGTTTGCTGATCTCTGGCTTGCCAAAGCTGCTGGACTACTTCCAGAACAAAGCCGACCAGGCGCATGAGCTTCGCCTGGCACAGGTGCAGACTGAGCGCGAGCTGCAGCTGGCGGCTGCTGGGTTTGCTGCCCAGGCCAAGGTCGAGGAAATACGCACCGACCAGATCGCCATGCAGACTGATGCGCAGATGACTGAAGCAGCGCTCAAGCATGACGAGAAGATCATGGAGCGGGCCAGCACCTGGGTGGTCAATTTTGTTGGCACCGTGCGCCCAGTGGTGACGTACATCTTTGTGCTTGAGCTGTGCGCAATCAATGCTTGGATCGCCTACTACATATACAGCCGCCCTAGTTTGGTTACAAACATGGAAGACTTGATTCGGTTGACCGATATTTTGTTCAGCGCCGATGAGATGGCCATGCTGGGCGGCATCATTGGCTTTTGGTTTGGCTCACGCAGCTGGAGCAAGAAGTGAAGTTGAGCAAGGCTGGCGCTGATCTCATGCACCGCTACGAGGGGTGCCGCAACCGCCCGTACCTATGCCCAGCTCACATTTGGACAATCGGATTTGGGCATGTACTTCAGCAAGAACAGATCAGGCTGCCGATGGCCAGGACTGAAAAGTACACGGGCATGATTCGCAAAGAGTTTCCACTGAGGGAGGAGGACAACCGTGTCTGGTCACAAGCAGAGATCGATCAACTATTCGCACAGGATGTCGCAAGTTTTGAACGTGGTGTTTTACGACTTGCTCCCAATCTGGTTGGTCATCAAGGGGCTTTCGACGCGTGCGTCAGCTTTTCCTTCAATGCCGGACTGGGTAATTTTCAGCGCTCTACCATTCGCATGAAGATTGGCCGCGAAGACTGGGAGGGTGCAGCGCAAGCCTTCATGCAATGGACTAAGGGCGGGGGCCGTGAACTCCCCGGCCTGGTCAAACGGCGCAAGGCTGAAGTTGCGCTATTCCTGAGTGACGAAACTACTGAGCAGCTCCAAGAGCATTGATGCGCTTCTGGTAGTTGGCTGTGTGTCTGATCCGCTTCATGGTGTCGATGCGGCCAATGGTTTCCTGGTTGCACTCTTTCAGCTCCTTCAAGATTGTCATGCGCTCGCGGGCTGGTCGCTTGCCTGCCTTGGCGGTCTTCTCGGCCAGCTCTTCGTACGCATCTGCCCAGTCTTCCAGGGTGTCATGCACGCTGTAGGGCTGCTCTTTGCCTGGCACGCGCACAGCAAACCCGATGGGCTCCACCTCGCCCAGGTCATCATCCTCACCAGGCACGCGCTCGACCAAGGGCTGCAGCTCAACATGCTCGACCACTTCGACCACCTCGGCCACTTCCGCGACGGGCTCTAAGACCTCTGGCTCAGCTGGCGCTGCCAACTCCACCGGCTTGGCCACCATGTCGAGGGGGTTTGCAGGGGCCTGGCGGGGCGCTGGAGCGCTTTTCTCATCGACAGGGTAGTCATGGGCCTCTTCGGCTGTGATCAAGCCTGTAAGAACGTCAGCAAAGGCATCGCGCAGGGCGAAGCCGCGAGCTCGCATCTGCATCATGCGCTTGGGGTATGCCTGCCATGGGCCTGTCTTGCCCCACAGGCCAGCTCGCTTGGCATCTTCGACAGAGAACTTGAAGATCACTGGGGTGCGGCCTTTGCGCTTGGCAACGCAGACAGCCACGGGGTTGGGTGTGCCTTCGTTCTCAAAGTATTCCTCGATGTTCTCGCACGTTGGGCTGGCCTGCACCAAGGCCATGAGTGAGTCGCCATACATGCTGGGCTTGCCGTTGATCACCGCAATGTTCTGCAGCGCTTGCATGGGTGCCATGCCCATCTCATAACCCCACTGCAAGCAGACCAGGACATCATTGGGTTTACCCTGATATGCCCTGGGCACCATGCTGGAGCTGGCCAGCATCTCGCTGAATTGGATGGCCTCTGTGAGGGTGGTTGGCGCGAAGCCGCGCTGGTTAGTGGTTGTCAGTTGCATTTTGATTTTCCTCTTCGATGTACTGTTTCATGGTTGTAAAAATGAGGCCGGCCATCGCATCGACAAACGCTTCGGCCTCCTCCTCGGTTGCGTCGCTCGCATTGAGCAGTGCCACAACAGCGCATTCGTATGCGTGCCGGATGGCTGGGCGGTCTGGTAGGTTCATGTCAGTTGTCCTTTGCAATGAAGCACAGCGAAGCAACCAGCAGGCCGACGGTGCCACCGATCATCAGGCAGCCAATTGCAATGAGTGTGCAGATCATGACTGCCACTCCTTAATTGACAGCGTGGATTGACGCACGCTGTACGCTTCTTTAGCCGGCACCAAACGCTCGGCTGCTGCCTTGAAATTGCGCATTGGCCAGCTGATGACGTACTGCCCTGCCCGGCCCTTCTCTGCCTGGCCCAGCTGCGCCTTGATCAGCTTCTCTGCTGTTTCGATGTGAGCCTCGGCTGCTCTGATGGCTGCCTTGTTTTCTAAGATGCCTTTGGCCAGGTCGGTGACGCTGCCTGGCAGCTCGATCTCTTCTTTGATGACAGCCTGTGGGTAGATGCGGTCAAGCTCTTTGCTGCTGGCCGGTGGATACCAGTCAATCTCAGCGCTGCGGCGGTACTTGTCCAGCTTACTCTCAAACTGCAGCACGGCCTTGACGATCTCTTTTTGGGTGTCGTAGTGCGGGCCGAACAGGAACACGCGCAGCTCGATGCCCTGGTACAGCACGCACACAGCGCCCCACTTGTGGCCGGTAACCAGCATCTGGCCTTGCAGCTGGATTGGGCCACGCGCCAGGTGAGGCACGTCCTCTGGCATGGTCTTGGTCAGCTTGGCTTCCAGCACGCCTGGGCCATCGAGCACAATAGAATCCTGGCCAACCACAAAAATGCCCTTGTCGGGGTCGGTGGTGATCTCCTGGCCGGTGCCATTGCCAACGCCGTCCAGACTGCACGACAGCGCAACGCTGCTGTGGGTGTATGCCTGGTTGATTTCGGTGTCGAAGTCGGTGATCCCCAGGCGCTTGGCTGCCTCGATCAGGATCACCGGCTCCAGGGTGTTGCCCCAGCCCATGGCTTCGTTGCCAATGTCGGGGCGTTCTTTGCCATCGATGGCGTTGATTGAGAACTGCAGCTCATCATTGGGCGTGCTGTACTTGCTAAAGCCCATCAGCCCCGGCAATCTGCTGGCGCTCATTGACTTGTCATCGGTTAATTTTCCGGCCATGGTTTACTCCTTTGTTGTTGCAAGAGAATACACACGCACAATCCGCGCATGTGCTTGAGGATGGACAGCTTCAGTGAAGCCGACCGTTGTAAATTGTTTGGTTCTAAATACGGCGCCAAGCACCGATGGATGTACGCCTGATGGCACTTCGATGAACTGCCTGATGTCATTGATGGACACCTGGCCCTGCTGCTTGCACAGAACCACGGCCAGCGCCCGGCACCGTTCTAAGAACTGGTGATCACGCTGCTCAAAAATATCGAGCTGGCGCTGCTTTATGTCGCGACCAATTGCCTTCATGATTGAATCTTTTCAACCTGTTTGGCCATCAACCAATTGTCACCAAGCCGGCGAACAGATCGCACCCATTGGAGCTGGTACGAGCGGATTACGGCAGGCGGTGCATCGTAATCGGCAAAGATGCGGCGAACGTGAGTCAGGAATCTGGTATTCATGATCAGCCCCTCCATGCCAACAAAACACCCCAGCCACCAAAGACCAGGAACGTGCCCACAACGTAGGCTGCATCGATTAGTTTTTCTTTCATGCTTCTCTCCTTAATTAAGCTCTTGCGAGCAAGTTGGAAACCTGGCTTGCGTGCCAGACTGTGCCGCCCCTGGCGGTTTCAATGCCACGAGCTGACAGCTCATTGGCAATGTCTCTGAGGGTGGCTGCACCCAGGCGTGCCTGGATGTCGCGCACCATTGGCAGCATGCGTGCTGCATAGGCGTCTGCCTTGGTCTTAATGCTGGCCACACCAGCTGCGCTGCCAACTTCTGGCGTTGGGCAACCCAAGCGTGTGCCACGGGCCTTGGCTTGTGCCAAAGCAGCCTTTGTGCGTTCGCTGATCTTGCGTGCTTCCCACTCGGCAAACACTGCAGACATTTGCAAAAACGTGCGGTCAGCTTCTGGCATGTCAGCGCACACGAATGGCACGCCAGACTCCAAGAGGCCAGAGATAAAGTGGACATTACGAGCAAGGCGGTCGAGCTTGGCAATCACAAGGACTGCCTTTGTACGCTTGGCCAGGCTCATGGCTTGAGCCAGCTCTGTGCGATCGGTCTTGCGGCCAGACTCGATCTCTGTGAACTCAGCAACCAGCTCCTGGTCACCGACGTGTTGGGCAACAGCCTGGCGCTGTGCATCAAGGCCAAGACCTGATTGGCCCTGGCGGTCGGTGGACACTCGGAAGTAGGCGACGAATTTGCCGGTGTGGGGGGTCATGATCAGGCTCCTTGACGAGCTGCAACGATTGTTTGCACCAACAGACTGCTTGATGGTTCAACACTCCACGCTTGAATGTAACGGCCAGAAAAAGTGGAGCCACTCCAACGATCAGCTTCTCCATACACGAAGCCGTTCAGATGCTCATCTAATGCGGCGCGAACTGTCTTTGCGTTGGTCTTGCATTGTTCTGCAATGTCGCTAATGAAAAGATGCTTGCCGCCATTAGCTATGTACTGTTCAAGCACATAGTTGCGGATGTTTTTGTTGCGATCAATTTGTGTGGTGTTTGTCATGTTGAACTCCTTGCACGTCATCTGTGCGTTGAACATGGAAGGATTATAAACACAAGGCGATATCGGTGTACAACCCCCAAACGGTGACTATTTTCTAGGGACTTACCCTAATTCAGCAAATAATCAGTCACTTAGGTGTTCTGTCCAATATCGGAGCGATATACACTACTGCTCCATGGACAACACACTCAAACCCTTCCTCACCAGGCTGCGCCCGGAAACTCGCCTGCTGCTTGACAAGGCAGCCGAAGACCAGCGCCGCTCTATCTCATCCCTGATCGACCAGTGCGTGCGTGACCAGCTGCAGCCACGTTATGGCCAGCTGACGCCTCGCCTGGAGCGCTTCCTATCGGGGGTGAAGCAATGAACCACCAGGAAGCCACCAAGATTCTGGACATGGCCAAGGACGGCCAGCCGATCCCCGAGGACGTGCTGACCGAGGCGCTCTTCATGACGGGAGATGCGGCCTGCTGGCGCGACATCCCCTGCCCTGACGTGCAGGCGTTTGTTGAAGACATGCGCAAGGCGGGCCTGCTATGAGCGCCGCCATCTACTTCGTGGTGCCTGGTCAACCCGTTGGCAAGGGCAGGCCCAGGGCCAGCACAAGGGGCGGCTTTGTGCGCATGTACACCGATGCAAAGACTGTGACGTATGAAAACGCCATTGCACGCCAGGCTAAGTACGCAATGAATGGCATGGATCTACTGACCACGCCTATCAGCATGCGCATTGTGGCCTTCTACGGCATACCGCCAAGCTGGACTAAGCGAAAGAAGCTGCAGGCGCTTCACGGGGAACTGACACCTGGAAAGCCCGACATTGATAACGTCGCCAAAGCGGTGATGGATTCATGCCATGTGGTCTATGTCGATGACAAACAGATCACTCGCCTGGTGATTGAAAAAGAATATTCGTTTGACCCGCGCATTGAGGTCTACATACACGAAAGATTGAAATGAGTTTTGCAAAACACCAAGTTAGCCTAAAGGGCAGCAGCGTCAATGGGCAGCCATTTAAGCTGTGCCACCGATGTGAAGAAAAGAAGCCACCCGAGGGCGGCGTGCAGACCAGCCCACGTCGTTGGTACTGCGCTGTGTGCTGGGTGGACAAGATGAAGGGCAAGCGATGAGCATAAACAGAGTAGAAATTACCCGCTTGGCGCAAGAAGCTGGATTTGTTGGTATGGATGGTGAACATGGAGGACTTAGACGCTTTGCCGCCCTTGTCGCTTCTGCCGAGCGTGAAGCGTGCGCAAAGGTGTGTGAAAGCCTGCCGTTGGAATGGCCAGATCAACCAACATTTGCGCAGACCGAGCGGGCAACCATGATGGACTGCGCTGCTGCCATTCGATTAAGGGGGCAAGCATGAACACGCTACCGAACAAGCTGCGCCAGCTGCTGCAGGGCCACGACGGCATGACAACCAAGCAGCTGTCTCAATTGGTGGACTCATGCCCACGGGACATCACCAGGTCGCTCAAGGCCATGCCCGACGCATACGTTGATCGCTGGACGGGCCCAGAGCGTGGCCAGTGGGCGGCAGTGTGGTGCGTGGTCGAGGTGCCCGAAGACTGTCCCAAGCCAGGATGAAGCGGCCATGGAAACCTCACTACCACAAGCACAAAGGCCCGGTCGAACCCGACAGGACAACGCTGCTCATGGGCGTGGCCAGAGAGCTGCTGACGACCTGGGAGATCACCCAGGACAAAGCGCTGGTGGACAGGCACCTGGCTGCAGTGGACAAGCTCTACGGCGCTGGCAGCGAGGCATCAGTGCGCCAGTACATGCACAGGATCAAGAGAGATGAACGCTGTGGCTGAACCGATTCATTTTGAGCTGCCCAAGCGGCCAAGGGTCAAACAGAAAGACCCACCACCCGATCAGCGCAAGGTCTGCGTGCTGCCGATCAGAGCTGTGTTTGACAAGCGCATGAGCCACGGTGCGCTCCAGGCACTGGCAGCGCTGTGCGCGTACTGCAACCGTGCAGGCATCACATGGGTCAGCCAGACCAGGCTGGCCCAAGAGCTAGGCATCAGTCAGCAAGCCGTGGCCAAGCAGTTCAAGCAGCTAAGGGAATTGGGCTACCTGGAAACCGTACGCAAGGGGTTCAAGGGCGAGCGCACCGACACCCTGCGCGTGATCTTCGATCCATCCATCACAGCGGAGCAAGCCATCACCATGACCAGCAACAAGGAGGACACCAGGCCACCGGCGATCAGAGAAGAACAAGAACGCCAGGCCCAAGAGATTGACCGCGAAGGTCAAGCAAGGATCGCCAGGCTCATCAGCAAGGCACTCAAGCAACCACTGAAACAGGAGAAAACCATGCCCACATCAGGACAGACCAGAACGGTCAAAAAGATGAAGGAAGAAATCGCCAAGACCAAACAGAAGCGGTCACCAGGTACACCAAAACCTGTGGACAACAGTGTGGACAACCATGCTCACATTCACAACCCACAGGTTGTACATGCAGAGGGTCTACATTCACAACCTAATCACAACCTGGAGGTTGTAGATAACACAGGAGAACACATAAGAGTAAACCTATATAAGGTTAATACTTTAAATACATTAAGAGATAACCGGTTAGTTCTGCACAACCAAACGATCAAGCAGCTGCTCGACTTCGGACTGACCGACCAGGACATCGATGACGGCCTGACAACCCTGCTGGCCATCTACGCAGCCGAGGGAATCACCCCGAAAGAGCAGCACCTGGTTGATGGATTGATGCAGATGAAGCGAGATGCTGCATGACCGAAGGCACCGCCAAGGCACCTAGATCGATCCATACGGCGCGATCACAGTCTGGTTGGCACATGGGTAGCATCACCTGCATTCAATCGCTTGTAGGCCGTTTAATCGGGTTTGTACAGATCGCATACGAACGTATGGGTTTTGTACAACCAGGGGGGATGCTGCGACGTGTGCCCTTGGAAGCGGGTGCAAACCATATGCGCCAGCGCTACCTGCGCGATAACGCGGGCGTTGACGGGCGCGATAAAAAACGACCCTTCCCCCCTCCCCCTCACCGTAGCGTTGCGGGGACTTCCCCCAATTTTTCCCAGCATTCCGCTGGAATTTGTACACTCGCCATTTGAAAGGATTGATTTATGGCATACGAACTGAAACCTGGACAAGGCAAAGCCTTTGTGAACAAGACCAAGACCGAGGACTGGCATGCGCCGTACTCTGGTGAGGTTGTTTTGCCTGATGGCTCGCTGCATTACCTGGAGATCACGCCTGGCAAGACGCAGGCTGGTGAGCATTGGTTTAGGGTGAAGATTGGCAAGCCCAAGCAAGCCAAGCCTGCTGTGGCTGCTCCGGTGGCGCAGGTGTCTGAAGACTCTGACATACCGTTCTGATGGCCAGCCGTAAGCAGCCGACGCAGATACCCAGTGTTGCTGGTTGGGGTGGCACCAGGTCGATTGAGCGCAGGCTTGAGAGATCGTCCACCTTGGCTGGCAACCGGGAGGCTGTGGCGTATGCGCTCTTGTGCATGGCCAACACGAAGATCAGCGACATCATGACTTGGGATGAGTCTGGGAATGTGACGGTTAAGGCCGCGCACCAGATACCCGAGCACGCGCTGACTGCGATCAAGTCGATCAAGCAGAAGGTTGACCGGGATGGCAACTCAACGCTTGAGATTGAGCTGTATGACAAGGTCGGGGTGCTGCGCATTCTGGCCAAGGCTTCTGGCTTGCTGGACAACCCAGATGAATCTGACAAGCCATCGGTGATTGGGATCAATATCAAGTCACCGATCAATGACATTGTTGATGTAAAGGAAGACTGACATGGATGAAATCTTTATTGGCCGAATAATTAAGGTGCTTGAGCTTGAGCTTGATACAGACCTTGATGACAAAGAATGGGAAAACATTTGCGACGAAAAGCTGGACTTGTTGATAATTCTTCGCGAAATTAAAAAAGGTATGCATGAGCCGCACTAAAGAACAAAGCTCCAAGCAGATGCCCTCAACGGGGCTGAACCTGGACTTCAGCGCCAGCCCAGAGGTCTGGAATTTTTTGCAAAGCAATGCGTTTGTGCGCGGCATGATGGGCCCGGTGGGGTCGGGTAAGTCCTACGCATGCGCTGCCGAGATCATGATGCGCGCTGTCAAGCAAAAGCCCTCCCCCATTGACGGCATCCGCTACTCGCGGTTTGCCATTGTGCGAAACAGCTACCCCATGCTCAAGACCACCACGATCAAGACCTGGATCGATCTGTTTCCAGAGTCCACGTTTGGGCCTTTACTTTGGACACCGCCGATCACCCACCACATCAAGCTGCCCAGCCGGGGTGATGCAGCCGGTATTGACTGCGAGGTGATCTTCCTGGCCCTTGACCAGCCCAAAGACGTGCGCAAGTTGCTGTCATTAGAGTTGACTGGTGCCTGGGTGAACGAAGCCAGGGAGCTGCCCAAAGCCGTGATCGATGGCTTGACCCACCGTGTTGGCCGTTACCCCACAAAACGAGATGGCGGGGCGACCTGGTCGGGCATTTGGATGGACACCAACCCGATGGATGACGACCACTGGTGGTTCAAGCTGGCAGAGAAGGAAAAGCTCACCGGCCAGTTTGCCTGGAAGTTCTTCAAGCAGCCTGGTGGCGTGGTGCCGGTCGATTCTGAAGACCTGCCCGAGATGCCCGAGGCCAACGACCACATCTTTGCGGCTGCCAAGTGGTGGCGGGTAAACCCCAAGGCCGAGAATCTGAACAACTTGCCTGCTGGCTACTACCTGCAAATGCTGGGCGGCAAGACGCTGGACTGGATTCGATGCTATGCCGGCGGCGAATACGTCTATGTCCAGGAAGGCAGACCCGTATGGCCTGAGTATGACGACTCTGTCATGTCTGGCGACACCGATATTGACCCCAATGTGCCCATCCAGGTTGGCCTGGACTTCGGTTTGACCCCTGCAGCCACCATTGGCCAGCGACTACCCAATGGCCGGTGGGTAATTCACCAGGAAATCGTCACGTTTGACATGGGCCTGGAGCGGTTTGGCACGCAGCTGCTGGCTGAACTCAATGCCCGCTACCCCAACCACCAGGTTCTGATCTGGGGTGACCCAGCCGGTATGGCCAGGGACGCCATCTATGAGGTCACAGCGTTCGATTTTCTGCGAACACTGGGGCTCAAAGCCCAGCCAACAGCGTCCAATGACTTCAAAGTGCGCCGGGAAGCGTCAGCAGCCCCCATGCAGCGGCTGGTCATGGGCAAGCCTGGCCTGATTGTGAACCGCGAGTGCAAGCTGCTGCGCAAAGCGCTGGCCGGTGGCTACCACTTCAAGCGGGTTGCGGTGGGTGCCGGGCATGAGCGCTTCAAAGACGCGCCAAACAAGAACGAACACTCGCACATTGGCGACTCATTCGGTTATTTGATGCTGGGCGGTGGCGAATACAACCGCATGACCCGCACGCACCAGCTGGGTGGCCGCGCTCCTGGCATGGCCACCGCTGTATTGGACTTCGATATCTTCTCATGACCGACCTGATTGACACCGTCAACGAAAAGCTGGCTTGCACCGGCTGCTATTTTGAGCCGATCACCGATTGGCACATCGAGCGCCTGACCGAATATGTCAGAACGCCCTGGCCAATCGATCCGCTCGACACCATTCACTTCAACATGGAGCGCGGCCCAAGCGGTGCCCTGTACTACAACGGCAAACTGCTGGGCATCATCGGCGTTGCCGTGCTGTGGAAGGGTGTGGGCGAGGTGTGGACGATCATCGATGACAGCGTTAAGCACAAGTTCAAGCGCCAGCTGATTGTCGGGGTGCGAACTGCTCTCGATATCGCTCAGATATCTCTGTGTTTGACCCGTGTACAAGTAGCAATAGAATCTGATGCAGATTATTCGCAGAGCTGGCCGCTGGCGCTGGGCTTTACGCTTGAGGGCGTGATGCGCAACTTCGGAATGGACGGCTCAGATTACACACTCTACGGGAGGATCAGACCATGCCAGCACCAATCGTCGCAGCTTTGATCGGAGCGGGTGCCACAGCCTACGCTGTCAACCGTTCTCAGAGCGCAGCCGAGAAAGCCAGGGCGCAAGCCGCCGAAGCGTCAGCCACTGCCATCGCCAATGCAACCAAAGCGCGTGAAGAGGCTGCCTCACAAGCAGCTGCTGCGCGTGCAGCCGCTGCTGCAGAAGCAGAAAAGACCAGAACCGCCGCCATGACCGAGGCTGAAAAGAACCGCGCAGCTGCTGCGGCACAGGCTGAAGCATCCAGGCTAACTGCAGCAGAACAAGCCAAGCTAACACGCGATCAGCAGACAGCATTAGCAGCTCAGCAAGGTCAATTGACAATGTCGCAGATTGCAGCTCAAAGAGAGGCTTCAGCATCTGCCATGGCCCAAGCTCAACTTAGCGCTTCGCAGCAAGCGGAGATGATGAGGAGCTTGACGGCTCAACAAGCTGCCTCTGCAGAAGCCGCCAAGGCCCAGCTCTTCCAGCAGCAAAAGCAGTATGAAGAGCAAAAAGCCTCAATGCAGAAGCAGGCCAAAGACCAGGCAGCTGCACTTGATGCCGAGCGCCGCAAGATTGCTGAGCGCGAATCTTCCCAGATGACCGCACGCCGCCGCGCTGGCCGCCGCTCCTTGCTGTCAACTGCCAGAATGACACCAGAGCTTGGCCTGGCACCAGCAGCCAATGACGAAAACCAGCTGAAGACGCTGCTGGGAGCTTGACATGGCAGTCATCAAGCCTGTCAACAGTGTCTTTGAAGAGATCGATGGACAGCTGATCTCGCCGCTAAGCGATGGCAACTCAAGCCCATTTGTTCCGACTGTCAGCGAGGAAGACAAATCTGCCGGATTTCAAGCAGAGCTGGATCGACTTGCTGCTGAAAATGAAGCCAAGATTAGGGCAGAGGACGAAGCTGCTGCGGCCAAGCTGAAAGCTGAGAACGACGCAGCACTGGCCAAGCTCCTGGCTGACGAAGAAGCATTCAAGAAGCAACAAGCTGATCTTGATGCAGCGACCAAAGTCCAACTTGAAGCGCAGGCCAAAGCCGATGCCGACGCATTTGCAAGAGCGCAAGGTGAAATTGCCGCCATGGTTGCAGCTGAACAGCAACGAATGGCCGAGACAGCAGCTGCATACCAAGCCCAGCAAGCCGCTGCACAAGCTGCTGCAGCTCAAGCAGCCAAAGAGGCTGAGGCTGCGCAAGCAGAGATTGCCAGGCAGCTTGCCGAAACGCAGCGCATATCTGCAGAGATGACTGCTAAGAGCAAGTCGGAAATGGAAGCCATACAGCGCACCTCTGCAGCCAAGATCGCGGGAAGCCGCAAAGCTGGCCGCTCAGCAGGTGATCGCTCATTGTTGGCAGGCTACGGCGCTGCAGATATTGGCGCGCCAACGCTTGGTGGCGGTGGAAGTTTAGGTGGCCGAGGCGGCAGCCTGGGCGTATCAGGAACACTGGGAGTATGACTATGAAAATTGAAATTAGCATCGAAAAAAACGGCGAAGAAAAAGAGATGGAAGACGAAGAGCTGTCTCCAGAGAAGATTGCCGAGATGGCCAAGAAGCTCAAGAGCGCCACGCTCAGCCGCAAGGATCGAAAGATGCTGGCCGACGCCCTGCTCAACATGGAGGACGAATCATGATGAACAAAGAATTGTGGGACAAGCCCAGGCCCAAAGAGTTGGGAAAGCCAAAAGAGCTGTCTTCATTGGAGAAGCGCAATGCCATGCGACGTGCAGCGAAAGCTGGCAGGCCGTACCCCAATTTGGTTGACAACATGGCTGCAGCCCGCGACAAAAAATGAGCAAGTACAAAGACCCCGAGGGCGGTCTGACCGAGGCCGGCAGGCGCAAGTTTGAATCGTCTGGCGAGAGCAAAAATCTCCAGCCAGGCGTGAAAGACAGCGCGCCAAGCGGTGAGCGTGCCAGGCGCAAGGGGTCATTCTTGACCAGGTTCTACACCAACCCAAGCGGGCCGCTGGTCAACGACAAGGGCGAGCCGACCAGGCTTGCGCTGGCAGCCAATGCATGGGGTGAGTCTGTGCCCCGCACTCAGGGAGCTGCCGCACGTCTGGCCGCTAAAGGTCGCAATTTGCTTGACAAGTACAAGCTAGAAAAGGAATGACATGGAATACGCAAACAACGCCAAGGGCGGCAAGCGCTTAACGCCCGAAGAGATCATCAAGCGCCAATCGCTGGCGCAGACCAAGAAGGATGAGTTTCAGCAGCTCTACCAGGATGCCTATGAGTTCGCCCTGCCCCAGCGCCAGCTGTATGGCGTTTGGGAAGGCGGTGCTGTTGGTGCCAAGAAGATGCAGCGCGTCTTCGACAGTACAGCAATCAATAGCACCCAACGGTTTGCCAACAGACTGCAGTCGGTAGTGTTCCCACCGCAGCGCCGCTGGTGCCGCTTGGAGCCCGGCCTTGACATACCAATGGATCGCAAGCCACAGGCCCAGGCCATTCTTGAGCTGTACGGCGAGAAGATGTTTGCCATCTTGCGTCAGTCCAACTTCGACATTGCCATGGGTGAGTTCTTGCTCGACCTGGCGGTGGGCACCGCTTGCATGATGGTGCAGCCAGGCGACGACGTGAACCCGATCAACTTTATCCCCGTGCCGCTGTTCCTGGTGAGCTACGAGGAAGGCGCGAATGGTCAGGTTGACAACGTCTACCGCCGCATGCGTTTGAAGGGTGAAAGCATCCAGCGCCAGTGGCCAGATGCCAACATTCCGCAAGAAATGCAGCGCCGCATCGCTGACAAGCCCACCGATGACATTGAGCTGCTTGAGGCCACGATCTATGACGCAACACGCGGTGACTACTGCTACCACGTCATTGACAAGGTCAGCAAAGCAGAGCTGGTCTACCGCCGCCGCAAGGTCAGCCCTTGGGTGATCTCGCGCTACATGAAAGTGGCCGGTGAAATCTACGGTCGCGGCCCGCTCATGACAGCCCTGCCCGACATCAAGACGCTGAACAAGACCATCGAGCTGCTGCTCAAGAACGCATCGCTTGCAGTCTCTGGCGTGTACACCGCTGCCGATGACGGCGTGCTCAATCCCAACACGGTCAAGATCGTGCCAGGCGGCATCATCCCCGTTGCGCGCAATGGGGGCCCACAAGGCCCATCGCTCATGGCCCTGCCCCGTTCTGGCGACTTCAATGTGTCGCAGCTGGTGATCAACGATCTGCGCGGTAACGTCAAGCGCATCTTGCTGGACGAATCCCTGCCCCCAGAGAACATGAGCGCCAGGTCTGCCACCGAGATTGTCGAGCGCATGAAGGAGCTGTCGCAGAACCTGGGCAGCGCGTTTGGCCGACTGATCAACGAAACCATGATTCCCGTGGTCACCAAGATTTTGGAAGTCATGGACGAGCGCGGCATGATTGATCTGCCTTTGCGGGTCAACGGCCTGGAGGTCAAGGTGTCTCCCACCTCACCGCTGGCCAACGCCCAGGCAATGGACGAAGTCAACGCGGCGCTGCAGTTTGCCCAGATCACCCAGCAAATGGGTGCCGAAGGTCAGGTGGCCGTCAAGTTTGGCGACATGATCGACTACCTGGGCGACAAGCTGGGTGTGCCTGCTTCGCTTCGCAACAGCGCTGCAGAGCGTTCGTTTGCCATTGAGCAGCAGCAAGCCCAGCAAGCCCAAGCCATGGCGGCTCAGATGGCCATGCAGCAGCAGGGTATGGCACCGCCTGGTCAGCCTGCCTTGCCGGCACCGCAAGGAGCGCCAGCATGAGCTGGGACGAGCTCGACGCCATCGGCCAAGTCGATATCCGCGAAGCCAACCAGCAGCGCGATGACCTGGCGCGCCTAACACTTCGCGTGTTTTCAACCGAGGACGGCAACAAGCTGCTGACCTGGTTGCGCGACATGTATGTGAATGTGCCCATCGCCGTGCCGGGCACAGACCCGTCCCATGCGTTCTTTGCCGAAGGGCAGAGAAACGTGGTTCGGGACATCGAGGCGCGGATTAATCAAGCAAGGAAACTATGACGACCGAAACCGAAACCAATGTCGAGCCCAGTTCTGGCCTACTCGACAGCGTGCAGGTGGCAGACGAAAGCAAGACAGAGAACCCGCAAGCTGTTGAGATCGACCACAAAACGACCACAGCAATTGACTTGGCACCAGGCACCATTCCTGGCACGCCAAAAGAACGCCCGGATTGGTTGCCAGAGAACTTCTGGAACCAGGACAAGGGCGAAGCCAACATGGAGGCCATGGCCAAGTCCTATGCTGACTTGCGCAAGGTGGTCAGCCAGGGCAAACACAAAGCCCCAGAGGGCGGCAAATACGACACTGCAGCGCTTGGCGTGAAGGACATCGAGGCCGATCCACTGGCAAAGCAATACGTTGGCTGGGCGCAGAAGTACGGCATCAGCCAGGTGGCATTTGATGAGCTGGCGCAAAACGTCAATCAGATGGCTGCTGAGATGGCTGGCCCGCCCATTGACACACAAGCTGAGATGAAGTCTCTCGGCCCCAACGCCAACGCCGTGGTCAACGGCATGGTGGACTGGGCACGCGGCCTGGTCAACAAGGGCGTGTGGAGCAAGGACGACTTTGAAGAGTTCAAGATCATGGGCGGCACAGCTCGCGGTCTAAGCGCTTTGATGAAGGTGCGCTCTGCCTATGAGGGCCGGGTGCCAATTGAGGTTTCACCAATGGAGGGCGCTCCCAGCAAGGAAGAGCTGTACCAGATGGTCAATGATCCCAAGTACAAAACCGATGCTGCTTACCGCCAGAAAGTGGAGCGAATGTTCCAGCAGCACATTTCCTGATCTCCTTGAGGTTGCCATTTTGACCCAGCTTCGGCTGGGTCTTTTTTTATTTGTCAAGCACCATTTGCATTTTGTACAAATAGTCATACAATCGCGACCAAGGCATACCAGGCAACTGGCCCTTACCGCAGTGGATGCTGACGATTGGCTGCCGTAAACAGCAAGCATTCGGCCCAGGTAACTGGATAACCGGCGCGAGAACCAAACCGTTTTTTTAAACAACCGAGGAAAATATCATGAGCATTTCATTAAGCAATGCCTTTGTTACTCTCTTCGATGCTGAGGTAAAGCAAGCCTACCAAGGTAAGGCAATGCTGGTTCCTGCCGTACGTCAGCGTCGTGGAGTCGAAGGCTCAACCGTTAAGTTTCCAAAAGTCGGCAAGGGTGTTGCAACCCCCCGCGTTGGTCAAACTGATGTCACACCATTGAACGTGGGTTTCAGCTCTGTCACTTTGACATTGGCTGATTTCAACGCAGCGGAGTACAGCGACATCTTCTCCCAAGCTAAGGTCAACTTTGACGAGCGCCAAGAACTGGTGCAAGTCGTGGCCAGCGCCATGGGCCGTCGCCAAGATCAAATGATCTTGGATGCACTTGCAGCTTCCAGCACTTCGCTGACTGTTGCAAACAGCGTTGGTGGCTCAACCACCAACTTGAACGTGGCTAAGCTCCGCGCAGCTAAGCGTTTGCTCGATAAGAACAACGTGCCTGCTGACGGTCGCCACATCATCATCCATGCAAATGGTTTGGACAGCCTCTTGGGCGAGACAGCCGTGACCAGCTCTGACTTCAACACAGTCAAGGCTTTGGTTCAAGGCGAGATCAACACCTTCTTGGGCTTTATGTTCCACACATTGGGTGACCGCAGCGAAGGTGGCTTGCCCATCGACGGTTCTTTGGATCGTACTTGCTACGCCTTCCACTCTGCAGCCGTTGGCTACGGTGAAGGCATCGGCATGCGCACAGAGATCAACTACATCCCCGAGAAGACCAGCTGGTTGGTTAACGAAGTCTTCAGCGCTGGCGCCATCGCCATCGATGATGAAGGTATCGTTAAGTTAACTTGCCGCGAATCTTGATCTTAAAAGGAGCATGAATCATGGCTTATTCTTCTACCGGCTTCAACGCCATCGGCGGCCAGTCTAAATCTGGCAACGCTCCATCGATCTACACATACGCATCTGCTGACGCTCAGTCAGTGATTCGTGCGTCTGGATACTTCAACTCTATCTCGACCATCCTTAAAGTTGGCGACATCATTTTTTGCTACTCCGCAACGGGTGGCACTCCTGTGATGTCAACAGCCTATGTTGTCAGCAACGCTTCTGGCGTGGTTGACATCACTGATGGCGTGACAGTGACAGCAACTGACACCGACTAATCGGATCAGGTAACACGACGGGCCAACTTCTGATCACTCGGAGGTTGGCCCTTCTCACATTGAGAGGTTCACATGGCTGCTGGCGATACTGGCGTTTCAATCTGCTCTGATGCCCTGCTGATGCTGGGCGCAAAATCCATCACGTCATTCAATGACGGTACTGATGCGGCCAGTGTATGCGACCGCCTATACCCCGACATCCGCGATTCGGTATTGACTACCTACCCCTGGACGTTCAACACCAAGAAGGTGCAGCTGGCTCAGCTGATCACCACACCCAATTCTGTCTGGCGCTACGAATACCAGCTGCCAGGTGACCGGCTTGGCACCGTGCGAGCTGCTTATGCAACGGCAGCGCAAAACGCCTACCCCAACAAAGACTGGGAAATCCAGGGCGACAAACTGCTGACCAACCTGCCTGCTGTTTACCTGGATTACCAGTACAGCCTGGGCGAGTTTGCGATGCCGCAATACTTCGTGCAGCTGCTCAAGTACATGATGTCCTGGCACTTGGCCATGCCGATCACAGAACAAAGCGACCGTGCCCAATATTGGCAAGGCGTTGCTGTTGGTGGCCCAGCTGAAAATGGCCGTGGTGGCTACATGCGCACCGCAATGAACATCGATGGCCAGGGCACACCGACCCGCGTCATTGAAGACTTCAGCCTGATTGCTGTGAGAAACTGATGCCGCGCTTTGTTGACATTCAAACCAACTTCAGCACGGGCGAGCTCGACCCGCTGCTGCGCTCGCGCATTGATCTGGCTCAGTACAACAACGCGCTGGCCAAGGCCACCAATGTGGTGGTGCAGCCGCAGGGTGGCATTCGTCGCCGTCCTGGTTTGAAGTACATTGCTGAGTTGCCGAACACTGCAGCCAACGGCGTGCGCTTGGTGCCGTTTGAGTTTAGCGTTGACGACAGCTACATGCTTTGCTTTGTCAACGAACGCATGTATGTGTTCAAAGACGGCGTGCAGATCACAGCCATCAACGGTGGCGCTAATCCATATCTGACCACCACAATCACAAGCGCAATGCTTGGCCAGCTGAACTGGACACAGTCGGCTGACACCATGTTCATTGTTCACCCTGACCTGGCGCCTGTGAAGCTGGTGCGCGGTGGTTCTGATGCAAGCTGGACGATTAGCACATACACTTTTTCCAGCATTCCCAAATACGCATTCACGCTGACGGTGACCACACCTACATCTGGCCACCTGACGCCCAGCGCTGTCTCTGGCAACGTCACACTGACATCGCAGAATTCCGCATTCAGCGCGGGCAGTGTTGGTCAATACATCAACGCATACCCACAGGGCCGTGCGCGCATCATTCAATACATCACGGCAACTTCAGTGAAGGCCGTGACCGAATACCCATTCTTTGACACCAGCAACATTGCCCAGGGCAGCTGGGAGATTGAATCAGGCTATGAAGATGTGTGGAGCTCCGGCAAGGGCTGGCCCCGCACAGTGACCTTCCATGAGGGCCGCCTGTACTTCGGTGGCTCTAAGTCACGCCCATCCACAATCTGGGGCAGCAAGATCGGCATCTTCGATGAGTTCATGCCTACCGAGGCATTTGATGATGATGCTGTTGAGGCAACGCTGGACACCAGCTCGCTCAACGTGATTGTGGACATGATCTCTGGCCGTGACCTGCAAGTGTTCACCACGGGCGCTGAGTTCTATGTGCCGCAGTCTGGCACTGATCCGATCACGCCGCTGACGCTAACCTTCAAGGGCGTGAGCCGCAATGGCATCAAGCCAGGCACCCGCGTGCAATCGCTGGAGTCGGGCACGGTCTACATTCAACGCCAGGGCAAGTCGATTAACGAGTTCCTATTCTCTGACACGCAGCTGACGTATGTGACGCAGCGCATCTCATTGTTGTCTGGCCACCTGCTCAAAGCACCGACCAGGATGGCCTTGCGCCGTGCTAACAGCACAGACGAAGGCGACCTGCTTCTGATGGTCAACGACACCGACGGCACAATGGCTGCGTTCAGCATCATGCGTTCGCAGCAGATCACAGCCCCGTCTGAGTTCATCACCGATGGATCGTTCAAGGATGTCAGCGTTGATGTGACTGACATCTATGCGGTGGTCAAGCGTACATTCAACAGCACTGACAAATACTTCGTTGAGCTGTTCAGCTTTGATCGGTTCACTGATTGCGCGTTTGTTGGCGGGTCAGCGGGTGGCGTTGGCTCTGGATTGCCTCACATTGGCAAGTCACTCAACGTGATCTGCGATGGTGTGCCGCAAGGCAACGAGACTGTCAGTGCTGGTGGTGCCGTTACGTTTGACCGCGAGTCAACTACCAGCTACGAGGTCGGCCTGCCGTTCACCGTGTATGCCAAGACCATGCCGGTTGAGATCAAGCTGCAGACCGGCACACGCATTGGCTTTAAGAAGCGGATCGTTGAGATCAATGCGCTGGTGGACACCACTCAGCACCTGGCGCTCAACCAGAACCCTGTGCCATTCCGAACATTTGACAACCCATTGTTGAACTTGCCGGAACCAACATTCACTGGCAGCAAGCGCGTCAATGGCGTGCTTGGCTACAGCCGCGAGGCAAGCGTTGAAATATCACAGAGCTTGCCGCTGAAGATGACCTTGCTTGGTCTTGAGTACAAGATCGCGGTGACTGGAGGAACATAATGTTTGAGGGACTCAATTTTTCTGGAGTTGACTACAGTCTGAGCGGTGGCTTCTCTGCACCGTCTGGCCTGGGCTTTAACGCCAGCAACATCACCTATGACTTGAACAGTGGCTTCGGTTCAACTGCTTCATTGTCTGGCATTGATGCTTCTGCCTACGCATTCACTGATGCAAGTGCCTATCAAATTGGCAGCTTCGACTACAGCGTTTTTTCTGGCCTGGACACATCCAGTGGCTTTGATTGGGCCAGCATCATCAACGCGGGCAGCAAGTTCATCACGGCTGCTGGCGACGTTGCAAGCACCGCCGGCAACTATCTTGGCCCAGCATTTAATGCTTTGCAGACTGGCCTAAACTCTGCAGCGCCATATTTGCAATTGGCAACGGCGATCACCAGCGCGGGTGCCCAAAAGACTGCGGCCATCTACCAGCAAGGTCTGTACGAAGTGCAGGCCATTGACACGCTGCGCCTGGCACAGATTCGCACCGACCAAGACCAGAAGTATGCAGCCATCCAGGCTGGCCGCAAGCTGCTGTCGGCTGAGCGCCAGGCGCTGAATTACACAATCCAGGGCAACACGCTGCTGCGCGGCATGGAGCGCTCTAACGCTGCTGTGCGTGCCCGTGCTGCAGCCAACGGCATTGTGTACAACGAGGGATCAGCTGCCAGCATCCAGGCTGCCAACGTGGGTGCCACCTACCGCGATGTCGGCATGTCAGACCTCAACGCACTGACCGCTCGCATCCTGGGCTTTGAGGACGCAGGCGCAATGATCCTGGCTGCCAAAGAGCAGGCCGAGTTGACAATGAGCGCAGCCGAAGCGCAAGCCAGCCAGCTGCGTCTGGCCGGTCAATTTGCTGTGGACAGTGGCGGTTTGCTCTCTGGCGCCACATTGCTGCAAGGTGGTCTGAACTTCGCTCAGACTGTTCGCAATCCATTTACACCTTAAACCATGGCAGACCTTCCACTTCTCCAATCAGGCCGTGTTGAAGCGGCGGGCATTCCTGGCGCAGTGCTGCCAACGGTCAACGCACCACAGGTCGATTACGTCGGCTTGAAGGCTGGCGCTCAGTACCAGAACACTGTCTCGCAAACACTGGATCGATTGAGCAACCAGCTGTTTGGCATTGCGAAGACGGCGGCCACCGAGGCTGGGTTGCAATACGCAGCTGACAATCCGCTGACAGATGAGCAGCTGCAGGCGGCAAAGATGGGCGACCTGGGCGCAATGAAGTCTGGTGGCGCTCTGAACATTTTTGACCAGGCGGTGCGCAAAGCCAGATCGTTTGAGTTGGCAAGCACATTTGAACAAGAAGCACGCACGCAGATGACGACCATGCTGACTGCGGTGGAGATGGGCAAGGCCACCACAGAGCAGGTGCAGAACAAGCTGTCCACCATGATGGATGGCTTTAGCCGCAGCCTGGCACAAGTCGATCCAGAAGCCTCGCTCAAGTTCCGCGCTACGAGCGCCACCATGGGCAACACCGTGTTGGCCAAGGCAGCTGAGTTTGAGATGAAGCGCGAGAAGGCCCAGCGCCTGGCTAGGTTCGACGCTGACTTTGACAACAGCACACGCCTGCTTGAAGCAGCCGTGTCTCAGGGTTTTTGGGTAGACCCCAAGACCCAGCAAAAGCGCAGCATCGAGGAGCTGGCCGATGTGTACCGCCAGACAATCACCACCAGCGCCCTGCTGCTTGGCGATGCCACGGTGCAAAAGAGCTACAGCGACAAGTTTGAAGCAGCGCTCAAAAATGCCAAGGTCAATGCTGTGACCAAGTTCTTGCTGACTGATGATGCCTCGATGGCAGACCCAGAGGCAACGCTCAAGAACATCCAGGTCGGTAACGTCGGCAAGATGTCAGACCTGGTCAAGGGCATGCTGATGACTGACTACGGTTCAATCGAAAAGGTTTCAGCCAACTACATGGTGGCCGTCAACGCACGCAACACAGCGCTCAATCAGAAGCTCGCAGCTGACAAGCGTGCAGCTGTTGCTGAGTTTGTGCCGCTGTATGAGAAGGCCATTGCAGCGCCAGAAGGCAGCGCAACACGCAGGCAGTTTGCCAACGAAATCGCAACGCTTGCAAGAAAATCACCAGATGCTGTGCCGCTGGGTGTCATCAAAGACTTGCTGGAGCCCAGCAAAGAGGGCAACCCGCTTGCTGAGTTCAATGTGCTGCGCGGCATTTACGAAGGCACGATCACCAACCCTGACCAAATCTTCAAGAACAATTCGCTCAATGGCAAACAGAAGGTTTCCGCGCTGAAGCTGCTGACCAGTGAAGACAGACGCGACCAGCGTGATCTGGATACTGGCCTAGCCAAGCTGGCTGGCATTCCGACAATGCCTGGTTCAGTGACTGTGCTTGACCCCAAAGGCACTGAGTTTCAGCGCTTGCAGCAGCTGCGCGCATCGGCTCTGGCCATCCAGGCTAAGGCCATGTCTGAGAACAAGATTCTGCAGCCACGTCAGGTTCTTGAAGAGGTGTCCAAAGACCTGGAAGCCAGGCGCAACACAGAGCAGGCCAAGGCTGCTAAAACCGCACTGACAAATGTGTGGGAGAAGAAGGCCGGTGGCCCTATCACCCGCGACACCCTGCCAGGTCTGGAGAACAGCAAGAAGCTCAAGCCTGCTGAGATCACACAAATCAAAAAACTGCTTGACCAGGCAGAAGGGATTCAATAATGGCCTTCAGTGCAATTGAAAACAAATATCTGTCGGCTTTGACAGCAGTACAGTTTCCAACAGAACCGATGGAGCCTGATACAGCTGGGCAGCCTGGTGATGTATTGCTTGCTGCTGGGCCAAGCCAAACAATGACCGATGGTGGTGCCGCATTTGGAATTTACCCTGGCATGGGTAGACGTAGCCAAAAAAGTAACATTGGTGAAAAGATGATTACAGGCGCGCCAGACTTTGCTGCCGGAACTGTTCGAGGCGCAGCAACATCTGCCCTTGGTTTTGGTGGAGATATTCAAAAGATTGGCAGATTTATTAACGCTTTAGCCTTTGACAACCAAGGTGGCGGCATTATGGACAAGCTGAGCCGCGCTGCAGAAACAATGGCAGACCCAACCTTTTTGCCGTCTAGCATTGATGTTAGCGAAGGGGGTTACACAATTCCAGGCACCAACTTTACGTTGCCCGGTTTACCAGCAGCCGTGCCAGCTGGCACGAGCGCATTTGGCATGACCCCAGACGATCGTCAAAAAGCTGGAGAGTTTGGCCAAAATGTTGGCGAGTTGGTAGGTGATCCATTCATGATGGTCAAGGGTGGTCAGATGGCTGCTAGAGGAGTAGCAGAGGCTGGCAAAGCGCTGGCACCCAAAGCAGCCGAGATGACCATAAACGCGCTTGAAAGAACCGGTATGCCGGTGCGTGGTTTGGGGATTGTTGAGCCTGGCCCAGGTAGCATGCAAGCCCCAGCGTTAAACCGACAGGAAAAAGCCGTCATAAGCGCTGGTGCTGGCCGCAAACAAGGTGTTAAGCAAGAAGCCACTGATGTTGCAACAAACCTTAAATCAAACTATCTAGAGGCTGATGGATGGGCCCCAATTGAAATTAACAAAGTACAACCAAAATTTGACAAAGCAGGCAAATACATAAAAGTCGAAGTCGAGCCAAAAGCAATACCGTATGACTTTCATACACCGCCAGCAGATGTGCCGGTTGAAGCATGGCAGGCCACAATGTCGTCGCGTGTTTTAGACGAAGTACAGACCGTTGTTGACCGTGCTGGTGCGGGTGATAAGGCTGCGCTAGATATCTTGGCAGAAGCCAGCTGGTATAGAACCATGCGCGACAGATTGCGCTCTGAGTTTGGCGGCATTGGTGATGTGTTTGCAGATGTCTTGGGTACAACGTCAGCACAAACAGACGTACGCCAAAACTTCAAAAACGCTGTAACAGTTCTTACTAAATTTAGCCGAGGCGATTACGATCAAACGCTAGCAGCCCTTGAGCAAAGGATTGCCAAAGGTCAGCCGGTAGACCCTGAGACTTTGACAACTTTAGACAAAGCCGGAACTTTTGAATTGATCAAGAGTGATGCCGGCAAATTGTTCAATACAAATAGCCCGGCAACCATGGGCGCTTTGCTTGACATGTTCCGCACAATTAAAGCCGGGGATTCACCTAAGACTCCTAACTTTACTGGCAATTTAATTGGCTTAACTAATGAGGCAACCATTGATGTCTGGGCGGCTAGGATGCTGCGACGGTTGGCCGACTTGCCAAGGATCCCACCGCCAGCAGAAAAAGGTGTGGGTGGCGCTCACTCTAAAGGGTCAACTTTATTTGATCCAAAAGTCAGTGGCGAGTTTGGGTTTGGACAGGATGTATTCCGAGAAGCAGCAGACGAAATAAACAAAAGCGGGATTATTAAAAATGTTGCACCAGACATTGGTGATCTTGGCCCAGATGATTTGCAAGCAGTTGCCTGGTTCATTGAAAAAGAAAAGTGGACAAACAACAACTGGACAACCAAAGCCGGTGAAGGTGGCTCGCTTGATTATGAAATGTCTCTTGCTGGTGCCACAGATCAGTCAAGAATAAATGAATTGCGCAAAGGTATCAACGCATCATTCCAGCCGCCTGGCAGGCGTAAGGGTGAAACGGTTATGGGCGAACAGGTTTACGATTACCGGGTCAATCCATTGCGCGAACAGGATCTTGCAAACAAAGAAGAAATGCGCAAAGAGTTGATGGCATCCAAGGCCAATGTTGATCGGTATGCCCTGGGCGTATCTGGTGAGCGCCCTGGTAAACCCATGAGCAATTACGCGCAAGCCGAGTTGGCTGCTGAGTTTGATGATGTTGTGCGCAACGACAAAAGCGTGGTCACATACAACCTAGCTAACACATACGGTTCATTTATGGGCCAGACCGAGCGAGCGCTAAACGCTGAGTTTGTTGCCCGGCAAAACTTTGATCCAGCGCCACTTGAGCGCCGTTTGGTAGAGCAAGGCAAAACCTACGATCAGGATGCTGTGTTTATTTCTAAGGTGGTAAAAGATGGCGCCGGGCCAAACAGTAGGCCAGGTGTAGAAATTTACTTCAAGCAAAAAATGACGCCAGCACAAATGGCTACGGTAACGGCAAAGCTGCGCGAATACGGCGTAGACGGGTTCACTTATGTAACAGATATGCGCTTTAACGACCGCGTCAACGTACAGGCAAAAGCTGGTGGCGCAGAAACTGCAGGTCTAAATGGACTACGTTTTCAGTACATTCCTGAGTTCGATGACGCTTTTAACGCGGCAGATCGAGCTAGAATCATGCAAGAAAAAGAAGACCTATTCCAAGACATTGTTGGCGATATAATGCAACAAGGCAATGTATCGGATGCGCGCATGGTGTATTACGATACGAAGGTCTATTTTAGGAGCGATTACGATGGGTACCTTGCAAGAACAGCTGGACAGGCTAATCAAGCGCAAGGGGGAGCAAGACCCCCTGGTGCAAGTGTTGCGCAACCAAATAGAGGCAGAGAAGTCAGGTCAAAATCTACAGGGCTTATATCTGACCGGCTCCGTCAAGAAGAAACAGGAACAACCAACCAAGTAACCGGGGGCCGTCGCGCTCCGAAGTCTGGAGTTTAGTGATGGCCATTCAACCTCTTGATCAACGCCTAAACAGCATTCTGCCAGCAGCACCAGCTGCATCACCAGCAGACCCGACCAAGCTAGAACCCATGCCTGCCGAGCAGGCGCAAATGGGTGAAGAGGAAACACTCACCGACAAGCCTGGCACGCCCAGCATGGCCGAAGGCATTCAGATTGCCGGGCCTGTTGACGCAGCTATTCGCGGACTGATCACACGCCAGGGCACAAAAGCCGTGCGCAACCTGGTGCCAGAAGCTGCGCGTGCAGCCGAAGGCACGCTGCCAGAAGCGTCAAAGGCTGGCCGTTACAAGCTGATCCCAGAAGCTGACCAAGCGCTGACAGACACTGTTGGTGCAGCAGTCAGTCGCAGGCAGACGTTTGGCATCACACAAGGCAAGCCTGGCGGCACGCCTGATGAGCCATTTAACTTAGCGCGCTACCAGACCGAAGACGCTGCCGGCATTGTGGCTGGTGTGGCCGATGCGCTGAACATCAGAACCAAAGCCGTCACGTTCGATGAGATCAAAGCCAAGGCTGCAGAGTCTGGCATTGGTGAGTCATTCCTGACCAGGCTAATTGGCGCTGACGGCAAAATGATGGCTAACGCCGTTGAGACATACAAAGCCTTGGAAGTTTTGGAGTCGAGCGCCAACGAGCTCGACAAGCTGTTCAAGCTGGTCAACTCTGGCATGGCCACCGACGCTGACAAGCTGATGTTGCGCCAGCAGGTGGCCTTCCACGGCTTGATTCAAAAAGGCGTAAAGGGTATCCAGACTGAAACAGCTCGCGCCCTGGCAGTGTTCCGCATTCCCCGCGACGGCAATGCCCAGGTCATTCGCCAGGTGCTGGACGAATACGGCGGCGATGGCGCATTGCAAGACATGGCCCGCAGCTACCTGTCCTTGGAGTCACGCGCTGCTCAGAATGCCATGATCGAGAAGTCGATGATGTCTGGCTTGAAGGATGTCTGGTTCTCCACCTACATCAACGGCCTGCTGTCCGGCCCCGTGTCGCATGCCAAGAACATTGTGTCAAACACCATGTTTGGCCTGTACCAAATCCCCGAGCGCATGGTCGCTGCCATGTACGGCAACGTGCTGCCAACCGGCGTGCGCAGCTGGAAGTCTTTGGTGCCAGGCTCTGAGGCCGAGAAGGTCGGCATGGACGAAGCGCTTACCATGGTGCAGTCGCTGCGCAATGGCATTGTCGAGGGCATGCAGCTGGCCAGCGCTGCCTGGAAGAACAACGCCCCCAGCGACTTGATGACCAAGATCGAGATGCAGCGTGGCGGCTATGAACCCACAATCAGCTCTGGTGCGTTTGGCATCGAGCAAGACAAGTGGCTGGCCAAGGCGCTCGACTTCTACGGCACAGCTGTGACCATTCCTGGTCGCGCACTGATGACCGAAGATGAGTTCTTCAAGGGTGTGCTGTACCGCATGGAGCTCAACACCCAGATCACCCGCCGTGGCAAGACCGTCTACCGCGAAGGCGTCGAGGCTGGCCTGTCTGAGACAGACGCCATGGCCAAGGCATCGCTTGAGATCGAGGGTCTGTTCCAGAACCCACCGCGTGATCTGGATGAATCAGCCATGCTGTTTGCGCAGAAGGGCACGTTCACTGCTGAGCTGCCCCCTGCATTGAAGAACCTGCAACAGGTGTTCAACCACCCAGCGCTCAAAGTGATTGTGCCGTTCTTCAAGACGCCGGCCAACATTGGCCTGCAGGTGATCGAGCGCACACCGTTTGCACCGCTGTCTTCGCAGTGGCGTGAAGAGCTGGCCAAGGGCGGCATCTACCGCGACATGGCCCTGGCCAAGGTCACGCTTGGATCAGCAGTCCTGGCTACCTACGCGGCTCTGTCTGCAGAGGGTCACATCACTGGTCGCGGCCCAGAGCGCAAAGCAGACCGCGAAGCTCTCATGCGTGATGGCTGGATGCCCTACTCCATCAAGGTTGGCGACACTTACTACAGCTACCAGGGCATGGAACCAGTCTCCGCGCTGATGGCCATCGCTGCCGATTACGCTGAGTATGCTAAGCATGAGCCCGATGCCAGCAAAGTGGAAGAGGTGTTCCTGGGCGCGACGTATGGCCTGTATGAGTACCTCAAAGAGCAGCCTTATTTGCAGGGCATTGCTGACGTGGCCAAGCTGATTGGCACCAACCAGCAAGGCGCTGTTGACGGCAAGAAGGTTGTTGACGGCCTGGTTAAACAGTTTGGCGGGTTTGTTATTGGCGGCTCACCAGCTGGCGTTTACAGCTCCCTGGTCGCTGGTATCTCACGCTTGTCTGATCCAACCAGGAAGGACACACGCGCCGACCCCGAGCTACCCATGGGTGTGCGCGGGTTTGTCGAGGCGTTCAACAAGTACAAATCACGCCTGCCCTACTTCAACTCCGATCTGCCCGAGGCATTGAACCTGTGGGGTGACCCGGTGCTGACATCGCGTGGCAACCCCATGGAGCTGGTGCTGCCGACCCGCGTCAGCCCTGCTCAGTTCAGCCTGGTTGACGACGCCCTGGTGCGCATTGGCTCACCCGTTGGCATGCCCGACAAGAAGGTCGATGGCGTTGAGATGACGGCTGAGCAGTACAACCGGCTGCTGACAATCTACGGCAAAGAGCTGCCATCCAAGCAAGGCATCATGGACGTGATGATGTCCCCAGGGTTTACCCTTCTGTCATTGGATGACCAGCAAAAAACCGTGCAGTCGGTTCACAGCAAATACATGCAAGCAGCTCAAGGCCAACTCAAACAAGAAGACCCTGCATTGCAGGCGCGGATTGCTGAGCTGCAAGAGCTGCGCAAGGCCAATGGCCTCTATTACAAACCTTAAAAAAATCGTACAATTTCCACTAGGAAGGATTGAGTTATGCCGATTCCAATTTCAAACGTAACCCGCCGAGTTGTATACGCAGCCAGTGGCACTGGCCCGTATGCGTTCACCTTTGAAATTCTGGCGAACACCGACATCGCTGTTTTCCGGGATGACACGCTGTTGACACTGACCACCGACTACACGGTGACCATTGCAGCAAACGGCACCGGCTCAATCACCCTGGTGGCCACACCCACTGGTGCGACACAGATTGCCATTGTTGGCAACCGCACCATCCAGCGCACTACAGACTTTGTGACTGGTGGCGACTTCTTTGCCAACACGGTCAACGATGAGATGGATCAGCAGACCATCTTTGCGCAGCAGAATGCCGAGGGTTTGCAGCGTGCATTGAGCGCACCGCAGACTGACCCTACTACCATCAACATGACATTGCCCCGTGCATCTGTGCGAGCTAGCAAGGTGCTGTCGTTTGATGCAACTGGCAACCCTGCAGCCACAGAGTTTATTGGATCTAACCGCGGCAACTGGGCAAGCGGCACGCTGTATTACGTTCGAGACATCATCAAGGACACAACCAACAGCAACATCTGGCAATGTATTGTCCAGCACACATCATCTGGCTCACAACCCATTGGCACCAACGCTGATGCTGCCAAGTGGACGCTGCTGGTGGATGCCGCAGCTGCTGCCACAAGCGCAACCAACGCAGCCGCATCTGCCTCAGCTGCTGCCACCAGTGCATCAAACGCTTCTACGTCTGCAACTGCTGCATCTGGCTCAGCCAGTACAGCAAGCACCCAGGCAAGCAACGCTTCGACCTCTGCCAGCAATGCTGCAAGTTCTGCCAGCGCTGCATCGAGTTCAGCCAGTACGGCTAGCACAGCAGCCACAAACGCTGGCAACAGCGCAACAGCTGCTGCAACAAGTGCAACAAATGCAAGCAACAGCGCAACCTCGGCCAGCACCTCGGCCAGCAACGCAAGCAGCTCAGCATCGGCAGCCAGCACGTCTGAATCCAATGCAAGCACATCTGCGACTAATGCTGCCAACTCAGCAAGCACTGCTACCACCCAGGCGACCAATGCGTCAACCAGTGCAGGCACAGCCACCACGCAGGCAACAAACGCTGCCAGTTCTGCTACCGCTGCCGCTGCTTCAGCTGCTGCCGCTGCTGCCAGCTTTGATGCATTTGATGACATCTATTTGGGTGCCAAAGCAAGCGACCCTAGCGTAGACAATGATGGCAATGCCCTGACCACTGGTGACCAGTACTTTAATACTGTGGCTAATGAACTGCGCGTATATAACGGCAGCACTTGGCAGGCGGCTTCTACTGTTGGCGGCACAGTTACGTCATTGAACGTCACTGGTGCTGTAACCCTCTCTGGAGGCACAGCCTCGGGGGTCACGTATTTAAACGGTTCAAAGGTTCTGACAAGTGGCTCTGCGCTTACTTTTGATGGAAGCAATTTAGCAACAACTAATTATATAAGTGCTGTTGGTTTGCGTTCTCTTGGTGGTGGTGGTGTTCGTTTTAATAACGCAGGTAATACTAATTTTTCTTTCATCACTGCCCCTGCTGGTACTGGTGATATGCAGTTTGAAACTGGTGCTGGCGAACAAATGCGCCTTACTGGAACAGGGTTGGGTATTGGTACAAGTTCGCCAGCTTTTAAGTTGGATGTTCAAAGTGGAAGTTCCCCAACAATTCGCATTAGAAATTCAGCAGTTGCGGACGGCAATATTTCTAAGTTGCTGTTTGAAGGGTCAAACAACTTTAGCGGAACTAGCACTTCATTTATTCAGTCAATTGCGCTTTCTGGCGGTAATTCAAACACGGCTCTAGTTTTTGGAACAAATGCTGCTGGTGGTGGAGCTGCTGCGGAAGTTGGTAGGTTTGACCAAAGCGGTAACTTGCTGGTGGGGAAAACTGCTAGTGATGTAAGTGTTGCTGGTACACAAATAGAATCAACTGGAACTGTTGGTATTGTTAGAAATGCTGCAGTTTGCCT